TCCATTGATGATGGCGTCGAAGGTAATGTTGACCTTCGCTTCTGCACTCATGAAGAAGGTGTGATTCTGGAACTGCGACCAATCGATGTTAAGCTGTTGAGATGATTTGAGCCCAGTTTGTGAGGAGTCGTACTGGAATGATGATGTCGATTGGATGTTCGTGTCAGCAACGTCCGACCACGTTAGAATGATGGGTCGACTACCGGTGATCGCCGCCAGCAAGAACGATGGAACGTACGGATTGGGAGCGCTAATTGCCATGTAGGAGCGACCTCGAGTTTACGTATCAATTTAACTCGTGCAGGCCACCCTGAACGTAGTCGAAATAGCAGGATAGAGCTGCTTGTTGTTTCCAGACACAATCATGATGTCAATCACGTATGATCTACCAACTGTTAGGTTCGACACATCAAGCGTGAAGTACATTCCGACGGAATCATTTGAAACTAGCGTCGAATTCTTGATGACATCAAAAGGAATTGGAATCAGTCCTGTGATAGGATCCCTAACTTGGTAGTGGACGTTGCGCACGATGATTCCAGGTAGTTCGACTGGTAGCCTTGTCGCCTGCAACAAGTAGGGTTGCGTGTAATCAAAGATGTTGACGCGAAGAACCGTCTGTTCATCGTGATTCAATGTATCCGGCAGACCCAAAACGGTGACTTCGAACTTCTTGGGATCAATAGATTGGCTGCCGCATTGGGAAGGAAGAACCTTGATGGGTTTATCCTGCAGGTACGTTATCGTTCCATCCAGAGACGTCCACGTGGGGGTGAAGGTGATCGAACCCGATGCTTGCCATTGTGGCATCAACAAAGGATCGTTCGATGAAATTTTGACTGATGCAGAGTAAATTCCTACCTGTGGGTTCACTCCGGAACTGTGCTGTGAACCGACAAAGTCTAGCGTGTACGTTGCACCCGATACCGGCGTTGTTAGCTGCAACAGTATGCAGTTGCTACCCGACAGGTACGTTGATCCTGACGCCAAATTTGAAGGAGATGAACCAACGTAGTTGTGTAGAAAGAGGTAGCCTGTCGAGTCCAGGTGAAGGTTCAAAGTATCATCTTGAATCGAGTCATTGAACCTAACGTGAAGCTTAGGATGCAGGTCAGAATTGAACGCAGTGCGTGAAGCGAACCTCTTGACGAAGTAGGTGTGAACGTCAGACTCAAGAGAGGGTGAGAACGCGATTCGTAGTCCAACGTTAGGAATCAATTCTGCAAGCGATGCTGAAATGATTGGTGTGATGTCAACCTTTAGATCCTCAGTTCCAACATTGAAGAACTGTGTGAATGTGAGGTTACCCACGTTGGCAGACGCCGTTAGGTAATCGCAAGGACCGCTATCATCTCCACCTTGAGCACAACCTGACATCAACCATGAACCTGATGCATACGATGATGACAACCAATTGCATACGTCCGAATCGGAGTAGTAAACAACGTCTCGACCACCACCTTCATCGAAGGATGCTGACAATGGATTGATGGTGACGGCGAAGTTGCTAGGGGTCGGTTGACCACCGTAAACGTCGTAAAGGTGTAGCACGCAGCTGAACGATGGATTTGTGATGTCAATCAAACCGTTCGACCAAAGTTCTTGCAGCGGTGCTGTGTCAAACTGCACCAGCAATCGCGTCAGTTCGGTATTTGGTAGGGTTGTTGAACCACTAACCGTCGATGTAAATCCGTACAGCTTGTACAGATCCAACGAACCTCCTGCGCCGACGTTGGCGGTCAGTTGCGCCTGACCGTTGATGATACGATCGGTGATGTATGCATCCTTGATGGCACGTAGTGTCTTAAACATCAGCCAACCCTCTCAAACAGAAGCTTTCCCGATTATGTCCACGTTCGGGTAACGAATTTCAAAGATGCCTCCCGCGGGCGGAAACAGCAGTCCGTACTTAGTGTTCGACGTCGGATCGAACGTAACGTTGCTGTAAACGTTGGTACCAACCGTGCCAGTGATGTTGGTGAACTGGAACTGGTTGATTGTGATGACCCCAGTGACCTGGTAGATGATGTTCGTCAGATCAGAGGTAACGATCGGCATATCGATGTGAAAATTGCCGATGTTGAAGTACGTCTGCAGCTTTGTCAACACGTTCTGGATAACGATTGCGCGGTTCAGGTTTGGATCGATCAGAATGTCAAAGCTAAATTGCAGGTTGATGATCTGTGCATCGAGGATGTCGATCGCATCGCTGATCATCCTGTACGGGTTCAAGTACTTGATCAGGTTGTTCTTCAACGTGTCAGGAGAAACGATCAACTGGCTGAGCGAGTTCCTCGACACGATGTAGAGCTGCGTTGCCAACGGATTGTTTGGGTTCGAACGAACAGACGCGCGGAAAACGCGACCGAAGTTCGCGGGAATGGTGTAAACACGTGCAATCAGGTCCTCACGTGTCACTATCCTTTCCTGCGAGTTCTTGATCGATGGAATCAGCGCTGTCAGGTTGCTCTGTGGAGGAGCATCCTCACCACCCGATGCAGCGATTTGGTTGGTGACCTCGATGTTGTTCTTGACGTTGCCAGCAATTTGTGGACGTGGGTTCAGAGGAAATACCACGTTCAACGTTCGAGGTGTTTGAATTTGGTTGACATCAACGTTATGGTTCAAACCGCCACCGTAGCGGTACGTAACGTTGTACGTAGTTCCTGCTGCAGCGACGCCCAACGTCGTCGTCCCCAGCAGCTGCTGTGGATTCACTGAGATGCGAGAGAAGGTTTTGGTGTACGGATACGAGATCGCAAAGCTTGATGGATCAGGAATGATGTTGTCCTGCAAGCTGGATGCATTGCCTCCTCCAAACATCAATGTCGTTTGACGTGATGCGAGATCAACTGTCGTGGTGAAACGGTACGGAGCTGGGATCAGCTTGATAACGTTTGGAACCAGGTCATTATCACCCGCGGTGTTGAGGACGTTTTGAAAAACGACATCGTTCGTCAAAGCATTGACCTCGTAGTAGATGTTTCCCAACAGGTCGTTGACAGTGATGATGTCAGAAACGTTAGGATTCGATAACGTGATTTTCCTAAATGCAACGAAGTTCTGTGGAACGACAAAGTTCTCAGTGACTTCTTGACCTGAAATGCACAAACCCGACTGCACAAGGATGAACGTTTGCGGGATTCCTGATGGAGTTTTGGTACCAATTTTGATTGACGCAAGCAGGTTTCCAACGGAGTCCGTGGCGGTGTAGTCGATGTCTTCGAGCAAATTGAAGATCGTTCCGTTGTTGGCAGTGAACGTTGAATTCGATTTGATGATCGGTAGTGCGTCTGGTTGTGGTTGAACGATGCCGTTTAAATTGACGGCAGGCACTGAAATGAAGACGGTCACTGGCACAATGGCCGGAGCAGCACCGACGATGGGCACGCCTGCGGCGTTGAGGAGTCGTTGAACGTTGATGGATTCGACTGCGGTGTCAGCGTTGAGCTCACCATATTGATGGTCAAGATAAAATGAGATGTTATCCCCTACGTACGCCGCCATATCAAGGAACAGACCACCCAAGCTGTTCTCAGAAAAATCACGTAGCTTGTCGGGGTAGTATGTCCTTGCGTATTCGAGGAGATTTGCACGCATCCCGTCAAAATCGCGATTCAGGTACTTCCTTTGCCTGACCGCCAACAAGGATGTGTTCTGTGATTGGTTTGTTGAAGCCATGTTAGGTTCTCATGGTTATGAGTTTAGCGTGTCTCACTGTTCTCTAAGTAAGACCATGCGTAATTCCCTGCGTGTTTTCTTTTTCCAGTGGCACATTTCACGATATTGCTGCACGGAACACCGGTGACAACGCTCGCTTCACTTATAGACACAAATTCTCGTATTTTTGTTCCATCAAGCGTTAACTGCACGATGGGTCTCCACCCACTAGGACGTACATGAGGTCTCAACCTTGCACGTAATTTTGGATCAAAACGATCACCCTCGTACCTCCAGATGAAACCTCCTGCAGATTTCAACTTACGTTGACAACATGATTTGATGTTAGATTGCGGTACATTTGTCGTTCGCTGTGCTTCACACTGTGAAGAAAATTTATTGACAGTACTTCCAACAAGATCATACTGCACGACAGGTCTCTTATTGGGTCGTGCGGCTCGCATGTGTTCGATCGATTCGAACGTATGCTTGTAGTTCTTGGTGCTTGAACCACCTTTGGCTCTGTTTGCTCCCCAACCGTCCGCAACATCGACCAACGTTTTCAATTCGGCGATCTTTTTGATTTCAAGTTTGCACGCATCTTCCTTTACGTCGAATGATGCAACCACCTGCCGTTTCACACCGAATTGCTTGATGATGTCAGTGTGTTCGACATTTCGTTTCAAGCTACGAACACGATTGATGTTACCGATGCCGACGTAGAAGGGACGAGGCATATCTTCAATGGT